TCACCAGGAAGTCGGCGTTGCGCTGGTCGTCTAGGAGCGCCTTCAACTGAGCCGAGGCCACCTCGGATATCGCTGCGTCCTCGAGCTGCTGGAGTTGCTCGGGAGAGATGTCCAGCTTGTCGTTGCCCTCTGCGTCCTTGAACGAGTGCATCGCCCTGACGGTGGCGCGTGCGGTGTTCTTCGCCAGCCCAGCGCCCTGCATGTTGAGCGGATTGTCGTAGGCGATCTTCACCTGTTCATCGATCGACAGTTTGGCGCTGAGTTTGTTGTAGTCCTCGAGCTGGGCCGCCTCGTGCGAGCGTGCCGACTGCACCATCCAGAGGTTCTGGTTCGTGAGCTGGCGGTCGAGGATGCCGCGCTGCGTGCCGTTCTCGGCTGCCGAGAGTGCGTCGACCTTCAGTTTGTCGAGATCGGCGGCCACCTGATCGGCGATGCCCTTAGCGCCGTCGAGCTTCCGCGCCGTGTACTCGCCCAGCTTCTTGTTGGCGAGATTGGTCGTGACCCCCAGCAGCTCGGTGACCTTGTTCGAGTCGGCCTCGCGCTTGATGTGCATGCCGATGTCCTGAAGGACGTTGGCACCCTGCTGGAGGCCTTCGCCGACCGCAGCGCCGAACGCTCCCGGGCCGGCGACGACGCGCACCTCGGTGGTCGGAAGGCCGGCCTGGTCGACCTTCGGGCCCGTGGTCACAGGTACTTGCATCAGTAGTGCTTCATCGAGTAGTAGTTGCCGGCGGCGCTGGACACGCCCCCGATCACCGTCCCGATGGCGGCGTTGTTCCCGGTGGCCCGATCCGCCCGTCCCTGCGCGAGGTAGTTGCCGGCCTGGACGTGCATTCCGTAGGACTCCCGCTCGGCGTTGGCCTTCACCGACTGCTTGTCGAGCTCGGAGAACATCGCGTGGTCGGACAGGACGTCCAGCGCGGACCCGCTCGTGAGCTCGACCCCGGAGGTTCCGAAGCCCGCCCTGGCAGCCCCTCGGACCTGTCCTGCGGCCATGGCGAGGCGCACGCCCTCGTTCAGGCCACGGGCCTGCGCGTCCCTGGCGGCCTTCTCCTGGGCCTCGGCGTTGCGTCTGGCGATGGCGGCCTGGAACTTCCCGGCTTGGGACTGCGCCTGGGCGGAATACGCTGTCGCGGCAAGCGAAGTTACAAGGGTGACGATTGGGATTGCTACGGCTGGTGCCACGTCATCCTCCTATCGAGTGCAGCATAAAAGGTTTCCCCGTGGAAACATCGGGGAAAGTCTCGCCCCGGGTGAAGCTGAAGCGACTGGCCAGCCGGAGGGCCCCACGGTGCTCGGCCCCGATGGGGACGATCAGGGTACGCCACCGCTGCTTCATGAGCAGCAGGGCTAGCCGTGCGTACGTCACGAAGGTCTTCTTGTGGGTGTCGACCAGGGTCGTGGTCAGGAGCCAGAGCTGGCCGCGACCGGTGACCACGCTCTCCTCGATCACGCCGTAGATCGCCAGCACGCGCCCGTCGACCGTGCAGGTGCGGGCCTCCTTCGAGGCCGCCACCGTCTCGCGCACGGCCTCGAGAGCCGAGGCGTAGCCGGCCTGCCGGCACTCGAGCTCGTCATCGGGTCGCATGCCGGCGGCCAGCTCGAGGATGTGCGCCTCGGTGACGTCTGGGAACTTAATTTCCAACGGTCACCTCCGGTGAGACGCCGGAGATCATGCACGGCACCGGGTCGCGCTGCTGAACGTAGACCTGGCCGCCCTTGTTCCAGCGATCCGAGGCTACGATGTCGATCCGCCCCGTCTCTGAGGTCGTTGGGTCTTCGATCCTCGGCTTCTTCAGCATCAGGTCGTCCAGCCGCTCGCCGGCCCACACGCCCTTCGAGTCCACGATGTCGACGCCCACCCTGCTGACCAGTTTCTGCTTGCTCTTGACGTCGCTCTGGCTGATCGCCAGGGGCAACGTACGGATCGTGGATTGGAAAGGCAAACCGGCGGCGCACTGGTTGGCGATGACGTCCACGGTGATCGACCCGTCGGCCTCGACCTCGAGCGGAGGGCAGACGCCAGCGTCGGCCCGGATCGCCACAGTCTCCCCGACGAGGTGATCGAGCCCGACCCACCGCTTCGCGCCGAGCTCCCACCTCGAGCCGTCCGGTGCCAGCGATATGGCCTCGGGGACGTCGCTGTCGAGCATGACCTGATAGGTGCTCTCGAAGCCCACCCCGAACATGCTGAGGATCCGCATGGTGTACCGGTTGCCGTCCTCATCGAACAGGACGATCCACCGCTTCTCGTCGCCCTGGAAGTCGGGCAGATCCGGCGGAACGTGGTAGGCCCCCTCGAAGATCAGCTTGGGCACCTTGATCTCGACCGTAGCCCCGAGCACGAGCTCGGCGGCGCTCTCGATGCTCCAGCCGTCCACGGCCCCGTACTGGAATGCCCAGTTGGGCTCGCCCACGGCCTCGCCGAGGTTGGCCTGAGACTCGAGCACGGTGACCACAGCGCAGTCGCTGAAGGGCGAGGTGATCTGATCCCTGGGCAATGTCTTCTCGATCAGAAGCGTGTCCACACCGTTGAGCGTGCGCTGGACAACGTGGTAGAGCGTCTCGCCGTCGGACTGGAGGTCGATGGCTGCCGTGACCGATCGATACTTGCCGGCGGTCACCTGGCGGGCCCACGCCGCCACGCTCTGCTCCCTGACGTAGGTGAACGTCAGCAACGTGCCGTCGGAGCGCACGGCGTGCACCACCGAGGTGGGCGACGAGACGTACGCCCACGACGTGATGCGGTAGCCCTGGAACATGTGCAGCGCCAGCATCCCGACGTCCGTCGCCGGGTAATCGTTCGAGTTCTGCTCGTAGAGCCACTCGCGGATGTGACCGCCACGATCCTTGAACAGGATGATGTTCCCGATCACGAGCGGGTGCAGGGTGCCGCTTCCGCGATGGCTGACAGCAGGAGCGTCCAGGTTTGAAGGCGTAACCGGCTTACCGCCACCGGTCACGATGTGCTCGGCCCCGGTCGTCAGCACGAGCAGATCGCGCATCGGCACCATGAACCGGATCTCGTTCAGCTGGCCCTGCGCGAGGGTCGCCTCGATGGCGTCGTCATCCACCGTGGGGATAGATCGCTGGAAGCTGCGGTAGTCGCTCACCTCCGACATGAAGATCGTATCGGGCCGGTCGAGCACGTTGGCGAAGCACAGCCGCTGCTGGAAGTAGGCCACGCATGCCGGGGTCGCGCCGCCAGTTTCGGTGAACGGGTTCGCTCCGTTCCTTGGTCCGCTGGTGTAGTCAGGCGCGTTGTTCTCGTCGGAGAAGCGGAGCGTGCTGACGTTGGGCGTGACGCCCCCGCCCCCGGGCGCCGTCATGGCGGCCGCACCCGCCGCTTGGCCGGCGGCCTGAGCCGTGATGATCATGAGCTCCGTCTCGGCTGGCGACTGGGTTCTGTTCTGGTATCTGCCGTTGTTGCCAGGGCCACGCTGCTGTCTCGGCGTCGGAGTGTTGTCCCGCGTCGTGCCTGGGTTCGTCGGCTTGTTTCCGATCAGCGCCAACTGGGCGTCGAGCGAGGCCTTGTACGCCGCGTTGTAGGCGCTCTTGAAGACCTCAGCAGCGTTCCTGAAGTTCGAGGCCGATCCGATGTACCCGAACGTCCCGTCGAGCCCCTTGTAGACGTCGTAGTGATCCACCACCTCGTCGCCGACCGTGATCGACAGCATGATCGGCTTGATGGTCGAGATGTCGGCTCCCACGCTGAACACAGCCGAGTACTCGGGCAGGCTCTCCTGGCCCTCGACGGTCACACCCGAAACGGCGTACTGCCACAGCCTGGTGGGCGCGAGCGCCGGCTGAACCGTTCCCCCGTCGAGCTCGACCAGCGACGGCGCTCCTACGCTCACAAACGCAGGGATGGGATCCAGGGCCCAGCTTCCGAACAGTCGCTTCAGCTCGTAGGCGATGGAAGCCTTGGTGCCGTCTGCGAACGTCATCACGTCGACCGACTGCGCCACGTCGAGCCGGAAGATCTGAGACTCGGTGCCCAAGTCATCGAGTACGCCGGCTGACCACGGCGTGACCAGCTCCACGAGCTCCTCGGGGTCGTTGTTGAAGATGCCGATCTCGAGGCCTTGGGCGAATGGCGTGACCCATACCCCGCCGGGAATCTCCTCGAGGCGCTTGGCGCTCATGCCGGAGACGGTTGCCCCGCCCGTTACGAAGTAGCGCACTTGATCCGACCCGGTGTTCTTCTCGAGTTTGATCACGAGGTGCAGCACCGTGCCGGCTGCGAACGGAGCGCCCACGTTCGTCGCGTAGTTCGTCGGATCCTTCAGGTAGAAATACTTCCAGGTCGAATCGACGCTGTTCCCAGGGTGGCCCAGATCCTGGTTTCCGATGTCGGCCATGGACGTGAAGTCGGCGAAGTCGAGCCCGGTGACAGGCGACCCTGGCACCCCGGCGTTATCGTCGTAGATCGCCACCTTGGCGTCCAAGAACTGGAGCTGGAAGTCCTTCAGGAACTTCGCTCCCACCTTGCCGATCTCGAACGGGTCCACGGCGTCTCCGATGAAGCCCTGAGCCACCATCGTGTCGAAGTCGCTGTCGATGCTCCTCGCGGCGTAGGACAGGTACAGGGGCGAGTAGTCGTTGACCACGAGGGCTAAGTTGGCATCGGTGTAGACCGGCCCCCGGCTGTCGTGGATCCGAAGGTACTGGTGGCCGAGCTCGACGATGTACGGCTCGCCCACCGACGGCTGGAACGTGATCAGCCGCACGCTCGATCCGTCCTGAAGCTTGGTCGTCGCAACGTACTCCGAGCCGGCCCGGTTCTCGCAGCCGCCGTGCGGGTGCGTGATGAAGTTCTCTTGGACCTCGAGTCCCTGCTTGTACCGCTCGAGGTCGGTGCGTGCGTGGAGCGTCTTCGATAGCTCGCCACCGACGAGCGATGGCTGCTGCACCGGAGTCGGCGGCATTAGTCGATGTCCTCAGTGCGGATCGAGTTCACGCGGAACATCGAGAGGTCGCCCTCGCGCACGCGCTCGAACTCCGAAGGGAGGTTCTGGTCGGGCTGAGCCTGGTTGAGATCGATAGCGCCGTTGATGGACAGCGAGCGCCCAGCCGCCCTCATGGTCATGTCGATGATCTCTTCACGCACCGACAGTGGGCGTGCGATCTCCTGCGCGAGCATCCACTGAAGGTGATCCCTGAAGTGCGCCGGGTACATCCCCGGCTTCAGGTCGTTGCGCGTGTAGATCAGCACCGCGTCCTTACGGTCGGTGACGATGGTCTTCTTCAGCCCGTCGTCCTGGCTCTCGAGCTGCCACACGACGAGCGCCTCGTTGGGGAGGTTCCTGGCATCGCCCTCGATCTTGCGGGCGAACGCGCAGTTCGCCGGCAACTGGTAGCGGTACGTCCACTCCTCTCCGGTCATCGTCTCGAGCAGCGTCAGCGCCTTGCGCTGCCGTGCGAACGCCCAGTCGACCTGGGTCAGCACGAGCTCGAGGATCGTCTCGTACACCTCGGAGAGCACTCGGGACTCCTCAGAGCCCTCGGTCATGCTGGCGATGCGATCACGGACGCCGATCCGCATCAGCGCCATGTTGCAGATGTTGACCTGGGAGGCCACGGCTTAGTGCTTCGTGACGGTGACGCCGCGAGTGAACCCGACCTCGGGATCCTTCTCGACGTCGTTCCGGTTGGGTCCGTATTCCTTGCCCTTCATGAGTCCCCCTACTTCAGGGCCTTCTTCCAGCCCTCAAGCTTTGCGATCATCACTTCGTCGTGCGGCTTGCCGTTAGCTTGCGCGACGTTCGACGCCAGGGCCAGCGCCTCATTGAGCTGCCTGTTCTCCCAGGTGATCGGACCCTTCGTGCTCATCGGCCCCAGCATGTTCTCGCGGTACCGCTTGTCGGGCACCCAGTCCATGCTCTGGTGATACAGACGAGCCACGCGGGTCGCGGCTGTCTTCTGCACGAGGCTCGGCTCTTTGCGCTTGGGCGGATTCTTCGCCATGGCGTCCACGCCCGCCTGAGCTCTGGCGATCAGCGCCTGATCGAGCACAGGAATCTTCGGCATGGCTACTGGCCCAGAGGGCGGTCTACGAACAGGTACGCGAACGTGCTGGTGTCCGTCGCGTCGGCAGACTTCACTGTGAACGACGTGCCGGCGGTGCGCGTGGTAACGCCGAGGGCCGCCGGAAGGAGGATCGTCCCGATGACCTGCGGCGTCAGCTGGATGCGGGTATTCGCCCTCACCCTCGTGTTTGCCACTACGGCGATGCCGTCCACGAGAGTGGCGATGCCGCTCGAGCAATTCGAACCCTCAGCGACCTTCAGGCCCTTGCCTCGCGCTGCGATGTTGACGTCGCCGTCTTCTACGTCCAGATCCTTCATCGAGTCCTCCTGGGCCCGCCCCGTGAAGGGCGGGCCCCGGTTGTTCAGAGATCAGCGGTCGGAGGCCTTCTGCTTCTTGCCCATTCCGACATCCGCCATGGTGACGGGCTCGAAGCCCGCGCCCTTGCCGGCGACGGGAGTGTTGGGGAAGGTCTGGGCCAAGTTGGGGTTGATGAACGGCTTCCCGTTCTCATCGACCGACAGGTGAGGCGGTGCCTCGCCGTCGGGCAGCTCGAAGACGGTTCCCGGCGGCAGGTAGCCGTCTTTCGAGAAGTAGGGGCGGTGATGGTTGATCCACTTCATGGGGTGTGGCTCCTTAGCTCAGGTGATTGGTCTGGCGCTTGTCGATCAGGCCAGCGGTGATCACCGTGGCGGTGAACGTCCCGATTACGTTCGCGGACAGTCGGAGGTACCGACGGACCACGGTGTTTGCGGAGTACGGGAAGCTGAACTCGTAGCCGGCCACGAGCTCGGCCAGCGGGATCACCGCCGACTGGACCACCTGAGTGGTCGAGTTCTTGACCGTGGCGAACGTGACGTCATCCGCCGAGTCCTCGAGGGTCAACTGGACCGACGTCCCGCCGGCAGCCGCCGTGGTGATCTGGGCGTGGATGTCGACCGGCGTCCCCGCGAAGATCTTCCGCGAGGTGCTCTTGAGATCGATCGACGGGCTGAGCACGGCCAGCCCAGCGCCTCCGGTGACCTGAAGCGCGGTCGACCCGTACCAGAAATCGTTTCCCTTGTCGTGCAGCATGGTGTGTTCTTCCTCCCTTACGAAACGAGAGACTCGGCAACCGTGAGGCTGTCGAGGGTTCGGATGGGGTGACCGAGGAACATCGTGGTCGGCTTGCCAGCGTACTCGCCGAGCGTGAGGTTGCCGGTCGCCTGACGAATCGCCGCCTTGTGCAGCACGGCCTGCAAGCTGCGGTTGGTGTAGAGCACGATCCTCGAGTCCGTCTCATCGAAGATCTTGTAGTAGGTGTCGATCATCGCGTCGATCAGCTTGGTGAAGTTCGCCGTGCTGACGGCGACCTCGCTGACGTCGATGTCGCAGAGCCGTGCCACCTGGCGCTGATCCTCGACGCACAGGCCGAGGTTCCACTTCCAGTGGGTGATGAGCCAGCGGTTGAGCTTGCCGTTGCTGTCCTCGAGAACCTGCTCGCCGCAGTCCTTCATGTGGATGCCGCCCATCGACCCACGGGGGTAGACGAGGTAGCAGCGGCCCTCGCCCCAGGCGATGAACCAGATGCTGGCGTAGTCGCCGCCGGCAGCGGTCACGCTGTACGGGGCCTGGTCGAGTCGGGTGATCTGCGCCGCCGTCGATCCGGTGGACAGGTTGAAGCGAGGCGTGAACCCGTGGATCTTCTCGGGCGCGGTCTTCACGCTCTCGTACATCAGGGCGCGGGACGCCTCGATCTTCAACGAGTTCATGAACTTCTTGTCCTCGGTGGCGCGGAACGCCATCGAGTTGCCGTTGAGCTCGGCCAAGCCGCAGTCGACCTTGCTGTAGCCCTCGAGCATGCCGCACGTCTCGGTGAACTGCTCGTTCGTTCCCTTCGACGCATCGACGCCTTCGTTGAAACGCCGCCAGCCGACCGCCGGCAAGCTGGCTTCCGCGACGAAGGTGTGACCGGTCGTCTCGTTGCCCTCGCGGGCCACGGCGTCCTCGAGGATCGGCAGGCGCTGCGCCAACCGCTCCACGATGTTCGTTTCGATTCCACCGTTGGGCTGCATGACCTTCAAGAGGTCGAGCAGGGTGGGATTGTTGATGCCGTTGGACATGGTGTCTTACCCCTCTTTTTTGACCATCGTTGGGTACATCTCGTTCAGGATCTCTTGCTCGGACTTCTGACCACCAGCGCCCGAACTCGAGCCTGCGTTGAACGAAGAGCCCTCCTTGTGCATGAGGGCGATCTTCCTGAAGAGCGTGATCACTGGCCCACGCCCTCCGAGCTTCAGGGATTCGAAGAACTCCAGCTCCGTCTTGTCGGCCACCTTGAGGAAGCCTTCCTTGGCCAGGGCCTTGGTCTTCTCCCAGTTCTGGCCGCCGAGCTCGGGATCCTTCTTCAGGGCGTCCCACTCGGCCTCTTGGGTTGCCGCGAGAGCTCGGGTGGCGTCGGCGATCATCGCCTGCTCTGCCGCCAGCTCGCGCTTCAGCCCGTAGTCGATGACGGCCTGGGCTTGTGCATTCGTGAGGCCAACGGCTTTCGCCACCTCACTCGTGAACGAGCTCACAGCCTCTGGATCCAAGGTCACCCCCTCGGGTGCCTTGATGTCGTAGACGATCTCGGCAGGAGGAGCTGCTTGGGCTTTCGCCGCAGCCGCCGCCGCATCGTCAGTCAGGACAGATTCAACCGCCGGCACCGCAGGGGTCGCAGGCGTGGCAGGGGTCGCCGCAGTTGCCGGGGTTGCCGGCGTTGCGGGCGTAGCTGGTGGGGTTGCTGGAGTCGCCGGCACCGCAGGCGTGACGGGCGCTACAGCTTCAGCCGTTGTTCCGCTCATCTCGAGTCTCCTCGTCTTCCATGAGACGCATGTCCTCCAGGCAGTCCAGCCTGAGACGTTCCTTGAGCCACTCGCCCACGAGCTGAGCGCCCAGGGCGTGGCATGTTTCGCGGTCGGTGCTCTTGAACGCGAGCTGGCCGATGTTCGTGTACTTCAGGATCGACGCCACGAACCGACGGCCCTGCTGGGTGTTCATCACGAACTCGAGATCCTTCGCCATCTGGAGCTCGGCCAGCGTACGCTTGTCGCGGGACTTCTTGACCTTCTTCTCGTCGGCAAGGGGGCCCGACTTGGTGAGATCCTCGAGGGCCGATTCTTCGTTGCGCTCGGTCATGCGGCCTGCAACGCGCCCATCAGGGCATCAAGCTGACCCGGCTGGCCGGCGTCGGCCTCGTCCAGGGTGCGAGCCGCGCCGGAGGCGTCGGCCAGCGGCTTGGCCATAGCTCCCATGGCCGCCATCTGCTGCTGCTTCGCACGCTCGTCGCGCACGGCCTGGAGCGCCTCGCCCTCGCGCACCAGCTTCGGATTGGTCCCGAGCATCTCGGCGTAGTCATCGATCACCGCGTCGATGTCGATCTTGTCGGCGGCCTCGGGGAACACGGCGACGTTGGATCCGACGAACGCCACGAGGCGCTCGACCGCGATGGTCCCCAACAGCTTCTGGGCCTGCGCCAAGATCGAGATGAACTCCACCTTCAGGTCGACGCCCTGGAGCTCGTCAGGCGGCGCGGGGATGATCCCCGGCATGCCCATCTTCCACAGCGGCTCGGACTTACGAACGAGGATCTCGAAGAGTCGATCGATCAGCCGGGTGAGCAGCTCGTCGTGCACGCGCTCGAGCACGGGCCCAAGCTGGAGCATCTTCTCCTCGTGCTTCTCGTCCACCTCGCGGGCCGTGATGGGCTGCGCCTGGTCCATCGAGGCGAGCATCATGAACAGGTCGTTGTAGAAGGCCTTCGAGATGCGCTCCTGGTGCTTTCCGATCAGCTCGTCCATGTAGACGATCTTCGGATCGATCTGGTACGCCGGCTCGTACTTCTGCGAGCCCGAGGTCGTGTCGTTGTACGTGATGTCGCCGGCCAACTGCGACTTGTGCTTGTTGGCCAACGCCGTGGGGCCGACCATCGGCGGCGTGATGATCTTGTCGACCGCCTGAAGCTTCCGGCGCTCGAGCTGCTGCAAGGCGCGGATGTCACCCAGCGCGTCCATTCCAGGGCAGTCGCCGTAGGTGTCCTCGGCGTTGAGATCCCAGCGCGGCACCATGGCGGGGAACTCGTGGAACCCGTTGTCCTCGTACAGCGGCTTGCCGTCGATGGGTCCGCCGTCGTACTCGAGCCACACCGATCGATACTTCATGCCGGCACGGCCCGCTGCCCCTGGGATCATCTCCTCGTTGGGCTCGATGACGTGCAGGATGCGAATCGGCTGGTCGTGCTCGTTGCGCTCCCAGAGCTTCTTCAGCTTGTCGCTGGCGTTGTCCAGGCCCCAGGCCGAGGCGATCTGTCCCACCGTCATGAACTTCTCGTGGTAGATCGTGTCGACCTCGAGGCGGTGATTGTTCTGGACCGCGAAGCTCCCGATGGGGAAGCTGTAGGCGCGGATCACGTCCTGGTCGTCCTCCTCGAGGCACATCGCCGAGATCCCGAAGGCCGCGAGATCCCGGTACGTCATCTGGAGGACGCTGTAGACGTTCGAGCCCGACATGACGTGCCGCATCACGTTCTCGACGTCGTGCAGCCACTGCCGCACCTTGTCGGTCTTCATCACGTCGTCGTTGGCGATGCGGAGGCGGAACCAAGGCCGAGCCGGCGAGCTGATGCCGCTCATCATCCCCGAGCTTAGGATCTTCAGGCACTGCTTCGCGTGGCCGTTGATGATCTTCTGGTTCAGCTTCTGGCCGCTGTTGCGCTTACCCCCGTCGAACAGCACGCGGATGCGGCGCGGCAGGATGTGATCGGCGAGGTCTTGCCAGTGCGTGATCCACGAGCTCCGCTCTGTGACCAGTCGAGCGTAGCGCGATAGGTAGCCCTTCTTCGAGTTGCGCCGGAAGTCGCGCATGATCTTGATGGCATTCGCAACGGGCGGCATCAGTAGCCCTTCGTGCTGCCGGTCATCGGCATCGAGCCCCCGAGCGGGCGCGAGAGGATCGTGGCTTGTCGACCCGTGGCGGCCATCGCCTTCTGCTTCTCGCGGATCCGCTGGAACATCACGGTGGGGTCAAGCATGTTGGGAGGAGCTGCGGGCTCCTTGGGTGCGGCGGGCATCTTCGGCTTTGATCCCATCAGTCTCTCCCGAACGGATCGGAGTTGAGGTCGTTCACCGTCTGGTACTGACCCTTTGCGATGCCGATGTTGAGCTCGGGCAGGATGAAGTCCGCGAACGTCAGCGACAGCGAATCAGCGCGGTCTGGGGACTCCTCGCCGTCGGCGATCATCTTGTCCTTCGACACGAGTGTCAAGGCATTCGTCTTCGGATCCCAGAAGAAGTTCCGCGACACGAGCTGCGTCTCGAGCTCGGGATCGTCGGGCACCGACGCCCCGGGCATCCAGTCGCGCATGCGGGCCCAACACTCCGAGGTCTTGTTCCCGAAGTCCTTGGCGTCGGTGGCCTTGGCCCCGGCGATCACCTCGCGGGTGGGCCAGCCGGCGTGCGTCAGCATGTCGATGATCGGGCCACCCAAACCGCCGCCATCGCAGAAGACCGTGTGGATCCGCACCTTGCGGTCGCGCAGCTCCTTCAGGACCATCGAGATCTTGCCGGCCAGGATCACGCTGTCGCGCTCCCGCCAGACGAACCACTTCAGGCTCGAGGCGTCCCGACCGCAGCGGAACGACAGCACCGTCTCGCACGAGCCGGAGCGGGCGAAGTCGAGGCCGGCGACGATGGGCTGGTTGTGGTCGAGGAATGCCTCCCGGCGGCGGGCGTTGGCCACATGCTCGAGGGAGATTAACTGGTACTCGGCCTGGAGCGGGAACTCACCCTTCACGCGGACGCGCACGACGTCGGAGTCCTCGCCGTTGTCCTCGACAAGCTTGGCGATCTGGGCCTTGTTCGTGCCCTCGACGTTCCGGCTGTCGATGTGCTCGTGGTGCCAGCGGTGCTTCAGCCGCCCAAAACAGTCCCTGAAGCGCCCTGTCTGCCTCGTGGGGTTGCCGAAGACCATCCAGATGATCTCGGTGTTGTCGTCGGTCAGCGCCCCTTCAGCGACCTCCCAGATCTTGTCAGCGATGGCCGAGGCCTCATCGAAGATCAGGACGATGCGCTTGCGCTCGTTGTGCAGGCCGGCGAAGGCCTCGGTGTTGACCAGCGACCACGGAATGATGTCGATGCGCCAGTTCTTCGCGTGCTCGGGATCGATCGACTCGATCTTCGTCGCCTCGAGGTTGAACCAGTGCGAGTTGATGGCGAGCCGGTGCCACTTCGCCACCTCGGGCCAGGTCTTCGTGCGGAGCTGGGTGTCGGTGTTCGCTGTGACGACGCCTCGACAGTCCTCGAACGTCGACATCGCCCACATGATCAGCATGGCGAGGAACGCGGACTTCCCGATGCCGTGGCCGGAGGCCTTCGCCATCTGCACCGCGTCCCAGACGCCGAGGTCGGCATTGGCCTGGAGCTCCCGGCCTATGTCCTCGAACGCTTTGCGCTGCCACTCACGCGGGCCAGGGTGACCCTCGAGCTCGCCCTCGCCCCACGGGAACGCGAACAGGACGTAGCCGAGCGGATCGCGCTGGAAGCCCGAGATCTCGTACTCGAGCTGGGCCTCTTGGTCGAGCTCAGCGTGTGGCGACACGCTCTCGACCCTTCTTGATGCGGTCGGCGAGTCCCTTGCCGAGGGTCAACTCGACCTTCTGCACCATGGGGCCACAGATCTCCTCTCGGACGTACTTGGCGGCGCTCAGGCGGGCTTGGGTGTCCCAGGTGACTTGACCGTCCATGACGGCGATCACGGTGCCCATGGCCCTGTCTGCGACCTCTACGACGTCCTCTGGGAGGCCTTCGGGCATCCGATGCCTCAGAGCCTTGATCGCACCGACTGCGCCGCCTGGGAGGGCGTTGGTGGATCCTACGGGCCTACCTGGCCCGGGCTTCACCTGATCGGTGCGCTGCTTGCGCTTTTTCTTGTCGGGACCACGGGGTTTCACACAGGGGCTCCACGGAGTAAACCAAAAGGCTCAGGCCTTGGAATACCACGCAGTCCCCTTGGGCGTCAATCTGGGGTGCACAGCTCCGAGTGCGCGACGAGCGTCGAGTGCCGGAAGGACGGAGGCCTTCTGAAGCCCGGGAGTCCCGTGTAGCGGTACTTGAAACACTTCAGGCAGACCCAGGCCCTGGCTCGAATCTTTTTGCGGCTTGGGGTGGGCACAGTCACGGGCCCAATGTCCTTCCAGTGGTGCTGGAGCCCTGCTGGGATCCCCGAGACTGACGGGTAGATCTGAGTGCCTTCTTGGGTTTCGATGACGGTCACGGCGTCAGTCTCCTGCGTCTGGGAACGCCGTCGGGTACAGCAACCGCATGAACGCCTCGTCCACAGGGAAACTTCCACTTTCAGGTGGGGATTTACAGGATGCCCCAGGATCGCCGATCGATGGCTCCGACGGCCCTCCGGTGCCTGGGAGCGGCGTTCGTGGCCTGTATGTGCCAGCGTCATCGCTCGTGACGTATTGCACGTCGTCAAGGATCTCGTTTTTCCGCAGGATGTGGCCGAGCACCTCTCCGAGCGTGCGTTGCGGGGTGCAGTTTGGGCACGGGCACGGCTCGGCGCTGAGCGGGATCACGAATCCAGGGTCGTCGTGCCGTCGCTTGGGAAGCCCCGGCTCGGCGTATTGAGTTGCCCCGTTCTCCTGCCACGCGATGATCCACAGGTTTCCGACTCTCCTGTCCCTGATCGGCCAGCTCGCCGGGTTCACTACGACGCCTCGCCCTTCGGTTCTGCCGGCTTGAACTCCTTGCTCTCGATCATCGACTTGACTACGCCCTTGACGGCTGATTTCGGCCCGAACAGGAGTACGTCCACTGGGTCGGGGCACATCTCCGCGAGCTCGAGCACCCGTTCGACTGAGTGCAAGCGGTAGAACTTCTCCTCGCCGGCTGCGTTGTGGACGCCGGGGTAGATCACGATTGTCCATTCGATGCGGCGATCCGGCTTCATGGTTTGGGCCTGTAGACGCCGAGCCTCGCCATGCCTTGCTCGAGCGTCTCGCCTGGGAGCAGCTCGCCAATGAACACGCTGCCGTCTGGCAGCTTGTGCACGAGCTCTGCTGGGATGACGTTGCCATCGCTGTCGACGGTCACGGTGCCGTAGAGTTTCATCTCGAGATCGGCTTCTGTCACTTCAGCCTCCTTGGGGTGAGGTCGATCTTCATGCCGAGAGCGGAGCACACCGCCTGAATGGTTTCCATTCGTGTGTCGCCCCGGGCTCGCTCGAGCCTCGAGATCGCGTTCATGTGAACAGCTCGTCCGTTCTGCTTGCAGCGTGCCGCGACCGCAGCTTGGCTGAGGCCTTGTGATTCTCGTGCGGCTCGGATCGCCTTGCCGAGTGGCATCAGTCGCGGGCTCATGAGGACTGCCGTTGGCGAAGGAGTGCCGAGTTGCGCTTCGCTTCGTCCGAGAACCGATGCCCCCTGGAGTCTTCCTTGTCCCAGGCGTCTCGCGTGCGCTGTCCAGCGAAGCAGTGGCACGGTGCGGAGAAGGTTCCGAGCGATCGGTTCTTGGAGTCGAAGTGTTCGACCAACTGCACGCCTCGATGCATGCAGTCGAGGCATCGGTACGTTGGCTCCTTCGAGTAGTCGACGCGCTCCTCCGAGTCTCGCTCTTGCGCGAACGATCTCAGCTCGACCGGTTTCGGAAACCACTGGCAGCTCCGTGTGGCCTCGGCGAAGGTTCTGGTGACGACGCGGATGTCGTACTGCTTCATGGCCTCGAAGTAGTCCGAAGCGAGATCGGCGTCGACTGGTCGCTGGTGGACTTCAGCGAGTCGGTGAAGCAGTTGTACGAATCGTGGACGGTCTGTTTCGATCATCACGGCTCCTGAATCCCGAGACGGCGCTTGTTCGCTTCGCTGAGCGTTTCCTTGTGCACGGCTCCTCGGGGTTGCCTGGTTGAACGATTCAACCAGTTGGTGAGGAACATCCGCATTCCGCGTGCGGTCTTGGTATTTCCCGACTTGACGTTCTGGAGGGCCTTGCGACATTCGGCCATGACGCTGATCCCTGGGTAGGCTTCGATCAGCTCCTCGAGCAGCGCCTGTGTGAGATCCCACGACTTCGGCCCTGAGCCGATGCAGGGGAAGGTCAGGACGGGTTTGGGGGGTTCAAACAACGGCGGGGAAGCTAACGTCTTTGGAGCGGGTGCGGGAGCGGGTGCGGGAGCGGGAGCGGGAGTCATGGTCAGTGGACGGTCAGTGTCCGAACGATGACCGGTCAGTGGCTTCCTTGCGGACTCCCTTTTCAGCCGCTTTTTGACGTAATCTGGGGCGTGCTCCATGAGCTCGTGAATCTCGTAAGTGCCGTCGCCGCAATCATCTATGAAGCCAGCGGCCAGCAGGAACTCGGTGAGCTTCCCAGGCTCCCCGTTCCATCGAGCTGCTAATTCAACATCAACACTTTCTCCAAGTCTTGGATCCCCATCGGCATAGCCGACATTCCACATAAGCTCGAGTGAGCCGACCGCAAGTGCTTCAGAACCGAGAAGCCGGGACAGCTTCCGATACTTGCGATGAGTGAACAGATTTGGACGCGCCATCGAGTTCCCCTAGTCAGTGGCTCGGCGGGAGCGGCGCTGACTAGGCCACCGCCCCCGCCTCACCGGGATCGACCCGCGAAGGTCGAACCCATCTTATCAGGCAGGCAATGCTGCTTGTGTGACCAGTAGCAGCTCCAACAGAAATACTTCAGGCACGTCGAACAGAAGTGCACCGGGCCCTTGGCCGGCGGGTGCGGGTTCGAGCACGCCTCACTCATCGTCGTCATCCTCGACCGGCTGCATCGGGATGAACGCCCCGGGCTTCGTGGCGATGCTCGCCTCCTCGCATCTGTGCGTCGACACCTTCACGCCGTCGATGTGACGGAAGGTCAGGGGCTTCTGACAACGCCAGCAGATCGGGGTGCTCACGAGAGCGCCATAGGTTCGTCGATGGCGAGAGCGGGCCTCACAGAAGCGCCCTCCTGATCACGGTCGTGTAGCCCACCAGCCCCAGCACGTCGAGCACCCACCGGAACGTCCCAGGCTCCCTGCCCTCGTAGGCGATCCACGCCTTCGCGCACAGGATCCGAATCCGTTTCGAGTGCTCGCTCTCATCGCCCCCGGTGGAGTCCCCAACGGGATCCCCACGGGAGTCATCGACGGCGTTCTTCAACACGGCGCACCACAGCTTGCGCTCGTTGATGTTGTCAGTCCGTAGAGGGCTCAGCAGATCCTCGGGATCCGCGAACTCCTCGAGCCACGCCTCACTACGCTTGCCGGCCACGGTCTTCCTCGAAGAGCGTCGGCTTCACCACGGCCAGCTCGACGTCGATCTGGCGCTCGAGCTCCTTCG